ATTGGTTCAATAGTTCTGTTATAGTAATTTAACATAGTTTTATCATCAGCTGTACCATCTAATATAGTCTGAGTGATACCTAACTGGCTATAAAGCATACTCGTTAAGTATTCAATCTGCTTCATTAGATTGTTTTCAACTGGACGATTTAACTGTGTTATCTTTTCGGTTCCATCAGTATAAGCTATACCATACTTAGAACCTGAAAGTTGCATTTCGATGGCTTTACGTCTATTTTCAGCTTGTTGTCTTCTTGCCTCAGATTTGATAACATAAGGTAATTGTATAATTAAATCCAATTTACCAGAACCACTTTGCTCGTCTATCACGTCCAAAAGATTAAGTTTTCTTATAAGGCGTTGCATAGTAGAGTTTGGTTCGTTTATTACCGCATATAAAGGATTTTCTATGATAGCAACCATGTTTTTCGGTAACAGTAAATCTTCTTTCTGTCCTATTTTATCGTTGTATAATCTAACTTTAACTTGTTGCGGATGCCACTCTAGTATTTGTCCTACTCTTAGACTGTTTATATCATAAGAGCCAGATACATTAGGATTTATAGTTGTATCCACTGGAACTATTGCCACACATCCTTCATCCATCATTGACATAACCACATCTTGCATGAACGATTTCGCTGTTTGATCGATGTTGGCGCTAAGAGTTAAGCATTCGTTTAAACCGGATTCAATAGTTTCTATAAAACGACCATCGTCGTCAAGCTTAGCATGATACATATCAATAGCGGCAACATCTAAAGCTATTCTATTGTATACGGATGTAACAATACTTCTCTCATTACCTCTAGTTAGTCGCGTTCTGTATGGATTATAACTACTTATAAATTCGCCATAATTATATCTGGGTGTTGGATCTTTATTTAGGAAGGCATTCCATGCATGTTGTAGTCTATCACTAAAAGCCATTTTGACGTCTTCACCTCCTACTTTATTAATAGAAGAATCCCATAAATTCTTTTCCTTTTTTTATAGCGTCAAGCATACTACTTACATTTTGCGAACTGAATCTAACTTGTTTGCCATTAAAAGTTACGTTATTAGAGTTCAATACATCATTAACGACTTTTGTACCAACACCTATTGCTGCTGTAGTAGCAGCCGCTTTTACACTCATAGTCATTGCACGTTTAGCAGCAGCTTTTCTAGCACTTCTCTTTGCTCCTACTTCTGGCGCTTTTCTAGCTTTAGCTCTTTCGACATCATGTTGACCTTTTAAATAGTCGTATTGTTTTTTAAGAGCCTTATTTTTCGGATCAGCATTTAGTTGTTTTTGAACTTTCTTAGCTTCACTTAAGTATTTTCTAGATGCATCTTTTCCAACTTCCCCTCTTATAGCTCCTTTTCGATATGTGGTATTACCTCTTAACGCTTTCTTATAATCTTTATTTGCTTGTTTATACGCGCTCTTAAGCTGTTTGTTTTTTCTGTCTCGTTCATAGTCCATTCGAGCTATATTAGCTTTTTTACCTAAGTCTATAGCATTAGATTTCTTTTGTGAATTTTCTTGCCACTTTTTAAAACTTTTATCGACTTTTTCGTTTTCTCGTCTGGCTCTTCTAACTCCCCATCTCATACCTTTTATACCATAATGATATAGCTCGTCATTATACATTTATTATCACCTCCTATTTCTTTTTCTGTTTCTTCAATTCTTCGGATATCATCTTTTGAATTTCTTTATCCGACATTGTTGTATTAGGATGCTTTCTTTTATAATCATTTACTCGTTTTTTCATACTTGCTGATCTAATAGTAGCCATTCCAGTTAAACTTGCAGCGCCTAAAACAGAACCTTCGTTATCCATATAGAAATCGGACAACGCTTCTTTACCTTTTGATATTAATTCTTTTCGTCCAATTATTTTGTCATTATCTTTTATGAATTTATCTAATTGTTCTTTTGTGTAACGATTAGTTTGTGTTGTGAATGAATCTTTATCGAAAATTATTATAGGCATTTTACCTCTTATATTAGTACTATATTTTTGGTCGTTAACATCTTCAATAGCGTGATATCCTTTTTCTTTTAATTTATCATAGAATATTTTAGCAGTAGAACCGGTCTTTTCATCGCTAGAAACCAAACCAATATTAAATGCATCATAACCATGTTTGCGTAATACTTTATCATCCATTTTTCCATCTTTTATTGATTTTGCTGCTTTACTAAATGTATTACCTCTTTTTTTACCTTTAAATACTTTATTTAATCCTGAAGCATCTGTCTCATTCTTTATTTGAGCATTTACACCATCTCTGAATTCTTTATTAGTCTTATATAATTTAACAAATTCATCTCTGGATACTTTCTGCGAAGCGACTTTGGTTTGTCCTTTTACGTTTTTACTAATTGCAGATACGACTTCTCTATCATCAGTTCTAAAGCCCCATCGATTAGTATTCTCTATATTAGAACTAAAGTATCTTTCGAATTTAGCTTTATCTTTATTTAAATATGTTGCATATTGTTGATCTCTTAATTTTACATTTTCGCCTTTGTTTACATCTAATATAGTTTGAAATTCCGTATCCATGTTAAGTATGGTATCAGTTGTATATTTTTTATATTTATGCGCTCCATATATCAAGCCTGCTGTGACTGCAACTGCAGCTGTTCCGGCTACGAATTTTTCAGCTCTTATTCTCTTAGCTGCTGCTTGTTCTGCTTGTGATTTAGTCATACCAGAATTTTGATATTTTTCTTCTAGTTTTTGTCTATGAGCACTTTTTGGTTTATTAATAGTAGCCGACGGCGCTTTTACTTTTCTTTTTTTAGTCACATTATACGTATAGTCATCATAACGCTTTTTACCGGCTGAAGTTAAATGACCACTCTTATCTTCGTAACGTCTAACTCCCCATCTCATACCTTTCACACCGTAGTGATATAGCTCATCGGTGTAATTATATGACCACATTTTTATCACCTCCTATTCAAAGGCTTCTTTGTTAAGTTTGTATGCTACATAAGCATCCATCATCGCAGCAACGGCGTCAATCTTCTGCTCATATCTCTTTTTCAATAACTTTCTATTACCGTTTGTGTCTTCAAGTGTTATACAGTTTCCCATAGCGAATGTCATAAGTTCCTCATCAAATAATAGCATTCTATCTTCTGCTAATTTCTTCAATTCCCCTAATGGAACCGATTCTGTTTTAGCTCCTTGTATAACTTTCTCTATACCAAATGGACCGTTTTCAGATTCCCATCTTTCTACGAACGCTCTAGCATTATATGGGTCAAATCCAAAGCATCTTACATCATATCCTCTATCGATAATATGATTATCTAAATCATCATATACTTCTGTCATATCAAGAACAGTTCCTTCGAGTACTATTAGACTCCCTTCTTCCATAAATTCATCATACTTAAGTCTCATTGCGCCTGGTAATTTGTGTAATGTTTTAGAAGTTATATAGTTTCTAGTTTTTACTCCAAATGAGCCATCTCGTAATGGGAATAAAAATGTGAACGCACAGAAGTCATCACCTTGAGAAAGGTCCGCACCCAATGAGCACGGCATTTGCCAGAAATCTCTTTTCCTATGTGGAAGAGTTTCGTCATAAGTGAAGAAATATGTATAACCTTCCATCGGTATACCAAAACGTTTAGCTAAAATATCATTTCTAGTAGCTGGAGCTTTCTCAGCTCTTTCAACATCTAGTTGATAAGTTTCATATGTTACTGTCTTACCAAGATTAGGATTAGCTTTCACCCAAGTTCTTGGATTATTAACTTCTTCTATGTTATCTAGTCTGTAATACCATATAGAAACGTGCGGATTTATATATTCACCTTTAAGAATTTCCATTAATTCCATTTTGATTGTGTCTCCACTTCCATTTCTAACAGTACCTTCAGAACTAGTAGCAACTATAAGATAGTCATCTAGTTTAGAGGCACCTTGTTCAACAGCACCTATTACGTCTTCTCTTATATCTCCAGATAACCATTCATCTATTGTAGCGACCTTACATCTTAAACCTTGAAGTTTATTGATGTTCATCGGTCTTATCTCTAATAGTGAACCAGTTAGAAAATTTTCTATACCTTTTTTAGTAGATGCCAATTTCATTCGATTAGCCTTAGACCCTGTTGTATTTTGTATAGAACCTTCTGTTAAGAATTGAAACAAAGGTCCTCTTGATCTTGTTATAGCAGTTCTTATTGGTGATAAAATTTCTTCAGCTTGCTTCATTGTTGGAGCAGTTGTTATTTGATGTGTTGTAGTTGTATCAACATTCAAGAAATAGTTCTGTATACATGAACTATACATAGATTTGGCAGCACCTCTGGCTACTATTAGGTATTGTTTATTAATTAATCTTTTCTTAACAGTCTTAGTTACATATCTACCACCATGTCCATCGGGAGAAGGCTCAAACACACTTCTTTCAACAAAGTAATACCAGCCAAATATTTGTTCGGCCCAAAGTTTAAAAGAATCCAATAAGTGTAGATCTGAACCATCAGTTAATGTTAGTTCTTTTTCGCAATATTCTATGAACCCATTTATTGCTTGGTCATCGTAGTAGATTCCAGGATTAGCTATTAAATCGTCTATACGATTCATTTCCATAGAAATCTCTTTACATACTGGAATTTCTCCTCTTATAACAGCATCTCTGAACTTACCATAATAAATTGGCGTGGCAGTGTTTGATAAAGCCATTTTGAATTCTCCTTTCCTTATTTCTTCTTAGCTTGATCCATTAATGCTTCCATCCCTTTAGTCATATACTTAGCGGTATAATTTGTAACTGTTTGTTTTGCAGCGTTTGTTAGCACATCTTTTACGAATTTTTTACCTGGACTTAATTGTGGTTCAGTTAATTGCATATATTGTTTTTCCATTTGAATACGATTAATTCTGCTTCTTAATTCTGCATCTGACATATTCTTCATTTCATTTTTTCGTTGCTGTTTAGATGAAATCTTCTTAGATTTAGCTATTACTTTTTTTGGTTTAGACGATACATTTTTAGATTTACCTGATGATTTTTTAGGAATATGCCCTAATTGTGCATCGGTTCTTCTAACTCCCCATCTCATACCTTTGATTCCATAATGGTATAACTCATTATTATATTCCCACATTGTTTTTCACCTCCTTTCTAATTACTATTAGAGGATGAATCTTCTAATTTAGGATCTCCTTCCAAG